GCTGACAGCCCCGTTACCGTATATGTCTTTGCTGAATTGTTCCAGATTCCTGTTACGCTATCTGATTTGATAATTGTAAACTTACAATCAGATGTAATATCCTGTGTTCCGTACATTACGACCGCCTGTGTACTCACGTTACTAGGAAACGTTCCATAATTTCCATCAGAATCAACAGAAACGCCTTGGTATTCGTTGCTCAGCTGCAATGTCATATTCTTTGCAAGAGCTGCCGCTTCCTGCGCCTGTTTGGCTGCCGCTAAAGCATCCTCGGAATCCTGTAATGCTTTTGTTACGTCCGTATCTTTTAATCTTTCCCAGTAATACCCTTTTCCATCATTGCGGAATCTGTAAGCATGGCTGTCTCCATCATAATACAGATCACCTACATGCTTACTCATTTCTGTATCAGTTAGCCACTCGTTTGCCGGGTAATTGCTAAGTGTAGGCGCAGGAGTCCCGGTCCAGGTATTGATATTTCCGTCAATCTGACCTTGCATACTGTTTAACAGTCCGTCCAAAGGTGATGCACCGATTCGCACGGATGCGCCGTCAATTACAATCTGGTTATTATCAATATCGGCTGAAAAGATAATTTTTCCGTTTGTGTCACGCACGATCAGCGCGCCGGCATTGATGTAGCTTGCATTGATTCCCTCGGCGTATAGCAGTCTTGTAATCATTTCTCCTGTAACAGTAAATCCATAAGGATAGGTTTTTCCACCATCTGTAGAAATTCCAATGGCTTCCGCCGTGAGTTTCCATACAATATCTGATTCTTCCAGAGTCGGCTTATTGTGCATATAATAGATTACACTACCGTCGTCCTGTGGATCTTCTGTCATATAAAGCCCGCCAGACTCCTTAAGCGTATTTGCTAGCCTTTCAACGGCTTTTTCGCGCTCTGTGCGTTCATCCTTAACAAGTTGTCTAGCTTCTACTAGTGCTTTTGTAGCTTCCGACATATATGTGCTGCTATTTCGGATGGGATCATCTGCCTGCGTTTTTACAGTGGTAATGCCATTTAACGGAGATGATACATCAGTGATTGGTGTAAGATATCCATTGCCGTTTCGATCAAAACTGCGTGCCATATCACCAAATTCTAACAGAGGATTATAAAGCAAATCCCCTTGCAGATTTCGGAATTTAGCTCCGACCAAATTACCTCCAATCCATGCCGCCACAGTTCCGAGGTCACTGTCAGACAGAAGATTGTTTTCTAACTCCAACACATATCCAGCAGTTCCAAACAGGGATTCCGATTCTTTGTTTTTTACTCTGATACCAGTAATTACAATATCATCACTGGAAAGAGTTGGGCTATTCACGTAATCCTCTAATTTAAGTGGAACCAAGGAGCCGTTTTCGACAGCTCCAAAATTCCACTTAATAAATTGCAAATACCCTCTATTGTCAATCCTGGCGTTTGCTGTCTCCAACATTGCCGCCCAACCGATCAATTGGCGGAATGTCATATTATCTGGGAGCGCTGTAACAATTACATTTCCATGTGCCATAGAGGAAAACCCCATAGGGATATTCAAACTCTCGCAAGCGTCTCTTACCAGCGCCATAATCGGCTGTGGAAGCGTCAGAGCACTATAATATTTAGCATTGGTTTTATACATGTCATCCATCGCCGTAAAGCTCAATATTTCACCGTATTGCTCTGGCGTGGTAATTGTATAGACGCCCTTGTCAATCGTCTCGTATCGGTCTTCTGAGGCGGCTCTGGAAAGGACTATGCTGTTTCCATCAGTATCGAGAATTGGCTCATAAAAATCATTCATCCAAATTGATTCACTGGCTGGTTCCGCTACGGAAGTCTGGAGCTTCAAATAGGTATGAACCTTTGCCTGATAGAAATTATAATCTTTCCACTGATCCTCTGTATTATCCAATTCAAGCTTCATCGTTTTGCATACTGTAGCGCCGACTGGAAAACTGCTACTCTCCGCGCAGTCGGAAAAGTCATTGTTTCCGATCATAATCTCGTTTTCAAGTGTCTTTGTCGTTCCGTCAGCAAAGGTGATCTTCACGATTTCAATTACTTGCTCACCGTCCTGCAATTTTTCTTTAAAAGTGTTTGATACATTAATCAAGTGGATTCACCCCCTGCATATTAAATGATATTTCGGAATAGTATTCCCCAACTTGTTTTATGTTGTAATTCATTTTTCCCACGTAAAACTTTTCTGAACGCCATTCATTTTTGTGTGCTAACCAGTGATGCAAAATAAATGGTTTTCCTTTTATAATCGCATTTACCAGATTAGTTGATTTCTCGTCAACCGGCACATTAGTTGCCTTATAACTGTATTGGATTACTGTAAAAAGTGGAGTTATCAATGCAACTCCTTTTTGAGTTCGGTTGCTTCCTTCTGAATAGGTGGTTTCAAAATTACACTGCATATCCTCATCTGGTTGAGGGATGAGAAGCCCATTTATTTTATATCTATCAGTTATTGATTTACTTATTGAAAATGCCACATTCTCACCCCCCTATGCCAATTCAAACGGATTTGTACCGCTTGCATCACGTCTTAACTTTGCTTCGTCAATCATCTCATCAAATATGGTTCGTCTGTTGAGCTGTGCGGTAAATCTATAGCTTCCGCCAGACTGCTGTCCTCCAGTTTCTTCCCTTACAATCTGCCTTAACAATTCTTCTGGGGCTTCCAGGTTGCGACCATTCTTCTGATCTCCAAGCACTGCAAGGAACTCTGATCTAGGCGGAATAACGGCACCTTTTGCAAGATATGGAATCGTAGGAACTCTTGGGAAATTAGCTGTAAATCCAATTGTCCTTGAGCCAAACGGAGTTGGAACCTTCCACGGTCCAAATGTAAATGCTGATTCAATGCCGCCAATTGCACTGTTTACAGTTCCAATAGCGCTGTTTGCAATTCCGATCACCTTGTTTAATATATCTTTGATGGTATCACGTATACCCTCAAACGCCCTTCTGACCGTATCTCTGGCACTTGTAAATTTATCCACGATTGCATCATGAATAGCACTTACTTTTCCGTCAACAAACGTTTTTATTTTTCCCCATATAGATGACGTTTTTTCTGACACGGAATCCCAAATTCTTGTAATTTTAGACTTTATTCCGTCAAATACTGTCGAAACTGTAGTTTTTATTGCTTCCCATGTATTAGACAGCCATGTTTTTATAACATTCCATACTGTAACAGTAACTGTTTTTATTGCGTTCCAAGAAAGAGAAATGATACTTTTTATTATTGTTAATGCGGTTTTTACTATTCCATTAATAGCTTCCCAGGATCCAGATATAATATCTTTTATAAGGTTCCATGTACCTCTTGCAGTTTCTTTGATTCCGTTCCATGCTAGTTCCCAATCGCCTGTAAAAACTCCTTTCAGAAAATCAATAACTCCGCTCAGGACATCTAATACATCTCCAATAATTTTAATAACGGATTTTATTGCCTCTATAACAGTGTCGCCAATTACATTTGCAACGTCTGCTATTACTGGAATTGCATTTGATACAATCCAGCTAATTATTGGAACTAAAATATTTTCCCAAAGCTCTTTTAAGATATCTATTAATTTGCCGAGAAAAGTTTGGACTTTTACAAACATTTCTCCCAATTCCCCATCCATAAGCTCTTTTATCTTAGAAGCTAAACCTTGCAGAACTGGAAGAATATATGTGTTATATCCATCTATTAAAGTTCCAAAAATGGTTGAAAGTCCATTAGCTATTGAATCAAAAAAAGGTTTTAAATGCTCATCGTATAATGCGGTCACTAAATCGGAAAGATTTTGAATAACTGTCGATAATCCATCGGTTATTGTTTCGATAACCCCAAGTGTTCCTTCGACTGCACTTTTTAATATATCCTTATTATCAATGAACGGCTGTGCAATCATATTCAGCATATCTCTTCCAAGTCTTGCACATAATCCCATAGCAGTCATTGAGATATTTGAGAATATCCCTATGATATTGGCTGTTATCTGCTGCGCAACTTCTCCACCAAATACAGAAAATACCTCTGCCAGAGTGGATGAAAAATTCCCTTCAATTTGAGCGGCCTCAGATCCAATATCAAACATATCAATTAAATATGTTTTTATTCTACTGGTGTTTTGCTTTAGAAATTTTTCTATTCCTCCAATAAGATTTTGAGCAATTGTTATTCCAATCCTTGAAAAAGATCCAGATACTTTTCCAATGGAATAGGCAAATGTATCTAAAAAATCACTTGCCGCTCCAATTACTTCTGGATCAGTAAATATATTCTGCAAAGATTTCCCGATAGAGTTAATATTTTTCTTAATATCATCAAAAATTGGCTCATAATCGCCCAATCCATCCCAGAATCCTTTTGATAGCAATTTGGCTAATTTTTTAAACTTCTTTATTATGGCATCAAGAGGCTTGGACATTTTTTCAATAGTTGTTTCGCCTTCTGCAAGTTTTCCGTAATCCACATTGCTTACTACACCAGATAATCCTCCAGACGCTCTACCACTTCCACCAGATGAAGATGGCGTGGATGATGAGTCACTACCTGTAGATGTGGCTTTGTGTATTTCGTCCAATGAAGAAAGATAATTTTTTGTTTCTTTATTTGCCTTTTTCGTTGCCTTAGCATTATCGTTTGTGGCATCTGCCAGTTTCTCTGCATTATCGGCTGCCTGTCCATACTGATCTGCCGTATCTGCAACTGTATCTGTTCCGGCAAGCCCTGCGCCGCTTCCACCTGTCTGACCTGATGATTTCTTGCCAGTAATAAGCTCCGTGAATGACTTAAATGCGTTTGCCAGAGTCGCCAGTTTGCCGAGAAGAATATTGATTACTTTCAGAACAGGTGTAAAAATATTAATCAGCCCTTGTCCGACTGTTGCCTTGAGGGACTGCAACTGCAACTGCATCACTCGCACCTGGTTCGCCCAGCTGTCAGAAGTACGAATGAAGTCTCCAGATGCGGCTGATAACTGTTTCTGCACAAAAGCCAATCGGAGAGCAACTTTCTCCTGTTCGGTCATGGCAGATGTGGTTTTGCCATAGCCGTTTGCAAGTGCGTATTGGTCAAGTGCCGACTGGGTCATTACCACGCCGAGGTCCTTGAGCGTTTCTGTTTCGCCCGTAAACACTGATTTTAGCTTGATATAAGCCAAGTCTTGACTGATATTGTAAAATGATGCTACGTCACCAGTAAGCTGTGTCAGAGCCGTTGACATATCATAAGCCTGTGCCTCTGAGAATCCGAATGACTTAGACATTGCTCCGAACGTACCAACATACCTTTTTGCCATTGTCTCTGACAGTCCGGCTGAGACCATTGAATTCTTTGCAAATTCATTGACCTTATCCGACATGGTGGTAAATGTAACATCGACCACATTCTGAACTTCTGCGAGGTCGGAACCAAGGGCAACGCACTCTTTTCCAAACTGTACTAACTTACCAACTGCAAAAGCCCCACCAATCAGTAGACCTATTTTTTTTACAGCACTACCAAGGCTGTTAAATGACTGTTTAATCCTTGATACTCCATTATCAATTCCAGATGTATCAAACTTGGTATCAATAATAATTGAGCCATCAGCAGCCATGTGTCCACCTCCTAACTATTTGAGGTTCAACATCTCATTCAGCTTATCTTTATAAGCTTGCTCCTCATCGCTGAGACGTGTTTTTATATCAATAATGTTCTTGTTCTCTTGATAGAATTTCTTTTCCCATTTATCGAGCTTTTCGCCCTTCGCCTTTTTAGAACGGATCCCAACCACTGTATTAAAAAGGCATTCACCGGATTCCATAAAGTATCCAAAGAACGTCCACCAGTGCATGTATGGAACGGCTCTGATTTCTTTACCAGCAACCTTGTTTACAGCCGGAACGATCATATCTCCGTCTTGTTTCCAGTCCATCAAGCGAGGTTTGGGTTTATTCGGACTATCGTCAACTTGACCACAGTCAATAAACTCGCAAGCTTTCCGACAAGCTTCTACAAGATGTTCTGAGGGTATGCTTTGCCAATCCTCGAACAGAATCTGCAACATAACAACTGCTTTTGCCTGTTCGTCTAACTCTGGATCATTCTGCGCAATGAGAATATCAATGATTGCTCGAAAATCCGTTCTGATAGAAAAATCCACCCCACTTATGTTCAGTGAGGTGGGAAGCTCATAGGCGGTCATTTTTCATATTTCTCCGTATACTTGTTAACTGCTGCCTGCATTTTCTTTTTTCTCTTTTCAATTTCCGGTGCGATTGCTTCTGCGATCTTGTCCAGAACGATATAAGCAAATACCTGGCCATTACCGAATACAGTTGTTGCGGTAATTGGTTCTTTAAACAGGTCTTTTGATGCTTCGTAGCCAAGCAGATAGTTGATCTTATCTTCGAGCTGTTTATTTAACTCTGCCATTTCTTTTCCGGAAGTAACTTTCTGAATAGAATCTTTGAATTGTTCAAAATATTCTGTCAGCTCCTCTGCACGTGCTGCTACATTGATATCGGTCGGATTCAGTTTGAAAGAAGAAAAAACTTCGTCTTTGTTATTTGTGAATGTAAAAATGAGAATTCCATCATCAATTTTGGTGTTAATTATTTTTGCCATTTGGCGTGTCCTCCTTGTATATGTACTTATTCGCTGTCAGCTGTAAATGTTCCGGTGGAAACATCAAACTTTCCTTTTACACGTTCGCCAGTATAATTAACGGTAAATGGAATCTGATAGCCGGATGTATCACCGCCATAGGAAGTCGGTACAACGTAGCAGTCCTGCTGGTATGCTTCATACTTACCTGCTGTAGCTGCTATCCAGAGATGAACTTCAACTGCTTTTGTCTTGAGGTTGTCGTCTTTGTATCTGTTGTCTACGATCTTCTGCAATGCTGTGAACAGATCAGAAGTAGTGTCTGCATAGAACGGATCAGCATCAGAAGAGACTTCGTAGCCGTTATGCTTAAATGTGGATTCTCCGAGAATGTTTTTAGAAGTTTCGGTATCCGGGTTGAGTTCTACATTGTACTCTTCCAGATCCTTTCCAAGACGCTCATATTTCGGTGTCAGTCCCCCGCAGAGAGAACCTGCATCAATGTAATGAGCCATATATTTACGGTCAATTTTTCCTGTAACTGCCATAGAAATGTCCTTTCTGCCTATAACTTTTAAAAGGCTGTGTAGGTTAGCGACTATCTCTAATTGATAGCCGGTTGTTGCTTGTTATATTACTTCATAAGTATTTTCATAGCGTACCGATAATGGCAATAACCAGTCCTGTACACCACTCTCCTGTGGTTCTAAACCATAAGAGTTATCACGGGTGATACGTTTTATCACTCGTCCCTGTGAAAGCTCTGGAAACGCATTTAAACGTGTCTCAGAGCCGTTTATAATAACTGGTTCCCGACATATCCATTTACCGAGATTGTCCAGAAACTTCTGAACAGATAACTTCTGCCGTTCTTTGTCGGATGCCGTGCGGTATACCACATAAAAAGGATACTGGCATACCTGGTGCATCACTCCACAGACATCTTCTTTTTCTGAATAGATCAAGGCGCCGTTATCTGCTGAGAACGCAATTCCTGATTCCTTTCCTAACTCTTCGAATTTGATTGTTTCATTTTCATACAGTCCCGGATACTGGTTCAGAAGTGCTTTCATGGCATCTGTCAGAATCTCATATCCGGTCGCGTCTTTACCAATAGGTTTATCCGCCATGTCTGCCACCTCCTGCCTGTGCTTTTACTTTGCGAATCCATGTGCTACCGTATTGCCGTTTAGCGGCATCAAACCACTTTGCCTGTGCCTGTGGGTGAGCTTGTTTGGTGTATTCAAGATTCTCTTTTGCGGCCGTCCGACCAGAGAACTGGCTAACAAGAACTTTTTTTGCCCCACGTCTTGCGTAGGGACTTCCAGTTGCTTCATCAACCATTCCTTTTCCCTCGTACAGGAAACGTCCATAAGGAGCCGCCGCCGCACATACTTTCCCAGTTCCTTGCAAGGATGTACTTTCAACTCTTGTTCGGTTGATAAAGTCACCTGTAATCATCGGCATAAATGGCACCATGCTGTCCATAACCATTCCATCAAGGAGATACTGAGCTTCTTGATACTGTCTGGAGAACCTGTCCATATTCAGCTTGATTTTCATATCTCCGTCAACTACAGAGAATCCTTTAAAATGATGAATCTTACTCATATTACTTACCCAGAATCTCAAAATGCGGAATCAGCGTATACGGACCGCCTACACTGGTAATCTTGAATACGTTATCCTTATTCTCGTTCATGTACTGATAGAATCCGCTCCGATAATCACCATCAGATACCGTTCCGCCAGTCCACTCACCCTCCCAGAAGAACGATTCGTCTGAGAATGTGATAGTATCTTCCAAAGCGTTGTTAATCTGCTGTTTCCACTCTTTAGGAGGCACATATGGGAGAATCTTACCGTCTTTATCAGTAATGGTTGCATCGCCGTTCTGGACAGTGTATCGAACGTGTAACTGTGCGTTGTCAGTTACATCTGGTCCGTACTTTTTGAGTATCGCTCCCTTATCCGTAATGAGGTCAACGCCGGATAAAACATGAGGATACCAGTACGCATCTCCAGTTGTTGGACTCTCATAATAATTGAAAATCGTCAATGTTTTGCCGTACATGATACCCTCTCCTTAATCATTTATTTTTCAGTTTATCCACGTCAACCTTGGACGTTCGTTTCCACAATTCCGTAATCTTCTCCCATCCGAACATGGAAATAAACGCCACAATAAACCCAGCCATGATAGCTGCTAAAATCATATACCACAAGATTGTCATGTGAATGTACTGCATATACGCCACAAAAGCAGCTACAGTAATTCCAATGGACAGTACAAGTACCAGTGCGTCTGTCGGAATTTTTGACAGGAACCCAACATTTTTAATCACCTGTGTAATCACAGACACGCAAAACGCCAAAACACTGATTACTGCTAGAATCAGAGTTACATTTGTAAATAATGCTTCCATCTTTGCCTCCTTTTATAATCCCGCATACAATATCGGTATGCCATCATCTGTCCTTACTCCCATCAGAAGCGGCAAAGCTGTCTTTAAGAGTAAGTCGTTCGTTTTCTGTATATCTCCGGCGGCGGCATATACCGCACTCCATTCTTTTACGCCTGATGCTTTCTGCTGAGGTGTTGCATAAGAGATGGATTCACTGCCAGAGCTTACAGAAGTTACAATGCCTGTTGAAATGTTCCCGACATTCGTGTCGGTAAGATTTGCTGATGCCTGATTGATTGCATTCTTTTCAGCAAGTTCAATCTGATACATTAATTCAGCCAGTGAACAGACCGCCTTTTTGATACGCTTCTGTGAGCGTTCATTTGTAGGCAGTCCGTTCACCAACCTGTCAAATGTCATTGTGTTCACAAAATCACTGGCTCTTTCTACCAGTCGTGGAAAGTCGGATTCTGGCACGACATTGCCGAATGATTCTGTATAGAATTTATAATCTGCATAAGCCATGCCAGTTACCTCCTGCGTTTATGATTTTGCTGTTACGCTTGCGCTTCCGGAATTCAGTGCTTTATATGTTCCATCACACTCAACCACTGTAATCTTCTGTTCGGTTGCCGCCTTAATGTCAGCCTTTCCATCCCAAGAAGTCCAATTTCTGAGGTTCTGTCCATATTCAACAGTTACTGCGTCTGCCGCAACTTTGTATTTGTATACGTTGTTGGAGTTTTCCTTAGCCGGATTTACAGTGATTTTTGTATCACCAGTTGCTGTTCCTGCCGCAGATGTTACTGTCAGAGTGCCAAGCGTTGGTGTCTCATCAATGGTAATTACTGCGATTGCGTCAATGTACTCCGCAAAAAGAGTAAGTCCCATGATTGCGAATGCTTCGGATACTGCTGTGTGATAATTACCTTGTGTGTGGAATCCGATCAGGTTTGTTTCGCCAGATACAGTGTATACGAGTCCTGCTCTTGCGAAATCGGATTCGTTCGGGTCAACATAGTACAGAACGATATTCTCAACAGGGGTAGCGATAACTGTTCCTCTCGGGATTTCGCTGTCGGATAACAGGAAGATTGTATTGAAGCCCATAAAATCTTTCATGTACTGGAATCCGAACTGGTTCTGAATAGTGATCTCAGCTGCTCCGAGGTATTCATATACGTCAAGAATATTCACAAATCCAACAACGCCAGTCACATTTCTGTGCATCTGCTTGAATTTGTTCTCTACACGGCCTTTAGCCATTGCCAGGGCCATCTGGAATGTTGTTTCTGTGGAAGTAAGTGTACCGGTTTTCAGATAATCATAGAATCTGCCGGTAACATCAGTCTGAAGCTGGAAAAGGAATTCATCATCGGTCATCTGAACAGCGTTCTCGTAACCGTGATCCTTGATTGCTTCGATAGACACAGCCTTTGCGTACTTCTCGATAGTCATTTCCGCATAGTCCTTTTCTTTTACAACGAATTTGCTGTAAGGGATTTCCTCACCCTCACCAACTTTTCCGCTCTGTAAAGTACCCTCTGCGTATTTGGACTTGAGTACAGCACCCGGCTGCTTTTTGATAGGTCTCATGATACCCAGAATATCACGTAAGTGCTGCCAGTTTCTTTCGAATCTGGTAACAAAGTCAATCTCACGTGCTGTGACATGAATATCATTAGTCATAATAAGATTTGTTTTTGCTGGCATAAAAAATCCTTTCTACCCATAATTGTTAAGGTATTGGGTTAGCGGCTACGCTCTGATGCATAGTCGGTGTAAAAAAATCACTGGAATAACTGGATATTCTGAGCAATTGCAGCCTGTCTCTCGGACGGGTCTTTGATTGCTTCAATATCTTTCTTTGTCATGTTCCCCGGTGTCCGCTGCTGTCCAACATGAGTAGTAAACCTTGCCTGGTTCTGCTGAGCCTGTTGCTGAGATTCGTCTACAAAAGCGGATGCGTCAGTCTGTTTCATTTGCTCGATCAAGTCATTCAGCCCAAGGATTTTACCGTTTTTCAGCTTCAATCCGGCTTCTTTAATGTCTGCCATAACAGACTTCTTTGCAGCCTCACTGGAAAATTTAACATCATCAAGTGCTGTTTTAAGTGCGTCTGAAAAATCGCGGTCATAGATCTTCGCATTGAATTCCTTTTCTGCATCCTCGGCTTTCTTCTTCCATTCAGCAAGCTCTGTCTGAATGTTCGCCGGGTCGATACCGTCAAAACCTTTTAAGGTTTTTTCTGCTGTCTCAGCACGTTCTTTCCAGTCATCACGTTCGCTCTCAACTTTCGACAGAGTTTTTGCAACTTCCTTAGCATTCTTGTAATTCTCAGAAAGTGCCTTTTTCACATCTGCCTGTTTATCCTCCGGGATTTCAATTCCAAATGATTTTAATGTGTCAATAAGTTTCTGCATATATATCCTCCTGGTCGTGTTTATTGACCTGCCGCCGCAGGTAAATGGATTAAGCCAGTTAGACCACTGGCAAGGTAATGGGAAAGATAGGAATTGAACCTATAATGTTTACCACGAGGGAACGGTTTTACAGACCGCCGCAACACCGCCAATCGTTGCCGCTTTCCCAGAAGACACCTTTTCGGGACTATTTGGATTAAATTCCAGTCCACAGGATAAGGATAAACCTATAATCGGAATGGCAGGATTCGAACCTGCGACGTCAAGAGCTATGCGCTCTCCGCTCTTTCCAGCTCCAGCTGAGCTACATTCCATTATGCTTTTCGGTCCGGACACCAGATAGCAGGATAAGCAATAACCTTTTCTCATGAGATAAATTCAGCCAAATCATAGACTGCCTGCAAGCAAACAGCATAATTTTAACCGAATCAAAGCGGAACGCCCGGAATCGAACCGGAGACCAGAGCGCGACTCTGTCAGTTTTCCACTAGCGTACATTCCACATAACCCGGATTCCCGGGTTAGCAAGGTGTTTAACGTGTTATGCTTACCACTATCCGACTTTCACGGAAATGTTGATTCATTTATAAGGAGGTGTTACCAGTCAGTCAAGCTGACTAATGAATATGTCGGAAATTGCACCCGCTTTTCAACCTCCAGATTCCGCTCAAATCTGTTTCTATTAAGGACATATTCACAAAGAAAGGAGGACATGAAACGAAAAAGAAAGCAAAAACTTCTAATCAGCAAGTCCTACAAGGTTCACCATGCCTTGTAAGACTATAGTATCATATTCTTTTAAAAAAGTTGTCCCCACATTTGCAAGAATCAAAGCATACTTCTAAGTTTTTCGACGTATCTTTTAACAAGATCACGTTCTTCTCGACATTCTGCGTCCTTGGATATATCGCTCAATTCCGTGGTAAGCTCATCCATGTGTTCTTCCAGTGCAGCAAGCATTTTTCTTTTGCAGTCTTCAGACTTCCCGGAGCGATAGCTCTGCTTCTGTGTCATGTAGTCATCGTAAGTGTCTCGCCCATCAGAGCGGCTGTAATGCTCTCTGACATAATGTTCACCACGTCTGGCATAAGAATTGCCCCGGTCGTAATCTGGCATCATTCTGCCGTCACTTGAGCTGTATCTCCCCATGCTGTCATGTTTTCTTCCACGCTCGCTGTAATCGTCATTGTATCCGCTACGCATCTCATCAAGGACAGTGTTGTAATACTCCACTTTCTTGTCCCAGTACTGTGTGTTCTTTATATCTTTGTACATATCAATCAGCTTGTATGTCATTTCCAGATTTCCAGTAGTCAACCCACTGTCAGCGATTTTGGACAGTTCGTCTTCAATTCTTGCACATAAGTCTTTAATGTCTCTCATAATCACACCTCCTATGCTTCTCTGGTCACGACAATATTTGCGTTCGCAACAGAAATTGCCTGATCGCTTGTATTCTCTACTGCGATATTAACGCAACATCCGCGAGGTACATCAATATAGATGCCAGAGGACACATTGTTATACTGGTCTACTGCTGCCGGTGTGGAAATCATCTGAGAAGAAAGAACCGGTTCGCCAGAGATTGCAATAGCCAGAGAAATAGCTTCAACAGTACCGCCTGTTGGAATTGCGATATTACCAGAAAAATCCACAAAGAATCTCGCTTTGCACTGATTAGTCAGTCCTCTTAGAGTTATAATTCCACTTCCCTCTCTGTGCTGAATACAGTTAGAACCTTTGACTGCTGTGTTTGAAAATACTACGTTTCCATTTGCTGCTACAGTCTGAGCAGCTACATTTGTAAATTCTGCCATAATTTTTACCCCTTTCATATCACAAAAGGACAGGTCTCAGCCTGCCCCTCTGTGTAAAACGGCATAAGCCGACATCCGAATCAATCGAAAGATACTCTCGATATGAAGTTATCAGCAATTACATCCGGTGTTGCATTCGCATCCAGAATATGGATATGGCGCTGGGACTACGTAGGATGGCACAGGCATAGGACTTATTCTGCGAATCAGTTCTGCCGTCTGCGCTTCCTGATTTGCCGCAATGTAAGCATTCTGCGCAGACTGAGAAGCAGCAAGCTCAAGTTTCTGAACTTTATCTCTTAAATCTGCGTTTTCTTTTGCACACAGGTAATCAAGAACCGCTCTGGTTCCAGCATTCTGATTGTCAATGATATCTCTTGTGTTGCTGTTCATGGTGTTCTGCAATGCACAGGTGTTCTGCGCCATGTTGTAGTTCACGCCCTGGATAGCTTCCCTGGTTTCACAACAGCAGTTTGCAAGCTGCGCCTGCAATGCGTTTGTATTCTGCATATTGGCTACAGTATCGGCATTGATTGCCTGCTGGATTCCAAAGCCGGTCTGCATGATGTTTGTGTTGATTCCATTGAATCCGGTAAGCATACCGTTATTCATGGCATAAAAGCCATCACACAGGCCGCTATTGATTCCGTCAAGTTTGCTGATTACTGCGGAGTTATCAAATCCTCTCTGAATGTCTGCTTGAGTAGCTGCTGTGGCTGCATATCCGCCGCCATTGCCGTTATTGCCCCATCCGTTGTTTCCCCATCCGCAGAATACGAACAAGAAAAGCACGATAAGCCACCATGCACCATCTCCACCAAACATGCCGTCATTATTTCTGCCATTTCCAGTAGCAGCGGCAATGTCTGCTAAGCTATAATTTCCATCCATAGTTATAATCTCCTTTATTGTGTATTTACATCAATCTGGCCAGATTGTAATGTACTATTTCATTCCTTTCAGCAGATTCTGAAACTGCCCTGCCATCTGCTGAACTTGGTTAAGCTGCTGTTGAGAAATCTTTCCAGACTGCAACATTTTCTGGACTTCTTCTTTTGGGTTTCCTTTGTAATTCTGTTTAAACTGCATAAACTGCTGCATCATCTGCATTGGCCCATTTCCCTGTGGCATCCCACCGCCAAGTGTGTTAAATAATGGATTACTCATCTGCATTTCCTCCCTTGTTTGCTGATTCCTGCACGGTATTAGCCCTAACAGGTTCAGAAAAAGAATTTAATCGGTTTATGATAGCTTCGTATTTGCCCTTTAAATCGTCGTATTCCTGTCTGGTGACGTATTTACTGTCCATGTTCTGAACAGTCTGTTTAGGCGGCATCTGAGAGCCTACCTCGTTGTATTCAAACGTTCGCAGTGGCTGCGGCATGCCGGATACGTCTGTGGATTTTATATAAAATTTCTCTGATTCTGAATCCATCAGTAAAACACTTGTCCCGGGTGCTACCAGATAGGATTTTGCGCCGACTTCGCCGGATACCCACAGGATACCATTATTGTTCTGCTGCTGTTGTACTGGTTGAGCTGGCATCTGGACAGGCTGTTGCTGGAACTGGTTCATCTGCCCAGGAACGCCAAAACTATATTGATAAGGATTGTTATATAATGCCATCTTATACACCGCCTTTCTGATTATATTTTTACATAAAAAAAGAACCGGAAACAGGTCGTTTCTGGCTCTAATTAGTATCCAAAAAGTATCAGCACACTTTGATTATTTTATTGTTTACTCGGCGGCTTAATCGTTTCGCCGTAGATATGCTCACGTTCATCTGTTCAGCGCAGTATTCAAGCGTGTATTCTTTACATCTCAACCGAAACAATCTTTCTTCGTCCGGCGTGAAATTACACTCTACTAAGAATCTGTCTATATCTTTCTTTGTGAACACATATAATTTCATGAGCATACCTCTTATTAATGCAATTAACGCTGATTCTGTGCAAGATAATTTGTAAGCTTCTGTTTTGTTTTTTTTAATTCCTCTACATTGTCGCCGCTAATCTGGCTGTCCAACATGGTTGACAAGACTTCCAAAATAAGGGAATCTCTCTCAGCTATTCTTTTTAACGTTTCAAAATCTCTTTTATCGTGGTCTTCCAGAATTTCCACTCTCTTATTAAGCCGAAATGCCGGAGCAATCCATTTAAAAATAACAGCTGCTGCCCCTCCAATAATTGATACCCCTCCACAAATTGAAAGAAAAAATTGAATAAATTCCTGTATGCTCATTTAGCTACTCCTTTTTCCCAGTAATATACCGGGATTTCATTACCGCTATCCCATGTATCGAAATATTTGCCGTCTTGTGCCGTCACAACATGGCCATCTATGCAGAGAATGTACGTGCCGGTCGGATGATCTGCACAAAAGTCGTTGACTGTATAGATATATCGTTCTGATTGTTCAATCAGTTTGCGTCTGTATCCACGCTTATAGAGGTACGCTCCCCAGACATAATTTGCACTTGGCATATCTGACAGAGTGCACGCCTGTATCATTAATCCGGTGAATACCGTTTCCCAGTCGAACCCGGTTGCTTTGCATATTGCCCGGACAACGCAATCTCCTGTTCTCTTATCCTTAACAGGATTCGGATTGAAATATTCCCATCTATCCATCAGTCAATCCCCTTTGCTGTCTTATATCGTCTTGCCGCTCCTCTGGCTTTAGCGGCGTTCTGGCGGTTCCACTTAGCGATCATAAGTCGGTCTTGTAGTTCCCTCAGGCCATTCCGTTTGCAATAATCTTTATATGCAGCATTTTGTTTCTGTAAAAGATAAGACTTTCGGTCAAGGTCTTGTTGGAGGGCGAATTTTGCCTTTTCATTCGGCGCATTGTCGACTCCTGCTTGCAGTCCAAGGACTTCACGCTTTGTTTTTCGGATTCTTCGCTCGTAAGCACGTTGCCGCTGTTCTTTTTCGTACTGCTTGCCTTTATCAGCTTTATCCTGTGCTGATAGTTCTGCATAGGGATTCGGCATTCCTTCCACCCAAACCGAAAAATGATGTCTGCAATTTACTCCACATATTCCATCGGCTTCGCCATAATGACAATTTTCAATAAAATCAGGATAAGTATGTTTTTTATTCATAAATAGTCACCCCATAATTACTCAATATTTGTATATCCCCAATATTTTAATTCCATTTGTTTCCTTGCCATCACTGCTTCTTCTTTGGTTTTAAAAACTCGATCTTCTACGCGTTTTCCGCCTACAGAAATATAAGCTCTCCATTTTGAATGATTATTGTCAAATAAAACTCCCTTTATACCACTTTTATTGTTCTTGTTTAATGTTGTGGGATTTTTTATGTTTTCTACAATTTCGTCAAAAATCCATCCATGATTAAGCCTTTTTCTTATATATTCACGATGAACGCCAAAGAAATGTTCCCATTCACCTACGGTTTTTGTATCTCCTTGGTATTTAATTTTCCAACTGCTTTGTTTGTTGTTGTTTTGCCATTCTAATGGCACCCACCGACAATTATCAGGAGAATACCCTTTATTAACATCTATCCTGTCTATTGTAAGTTCTTTTTCGTACCCGCTTGTGTAAGCCCATAATAAAAAAGGTTTGAATTCTTTCCATTCATCACATACTGTTATTCCTCTATCAAAATACGCCACTTTGTTATGAGGCTGTGCCTTTTCAGATGTTCTTATTTTCATGCCTGCCCATATTTTGTATAATCGAGTTCCTGCCATTCCGTGAGAATATCTGTAGGATTTTCCTGAAAGTGGTTTTTCTTTTTTACCATTTTTAATACAAAATTCTTCAAAAGTCATTGTGCTTTCTCCTTTCAACTACATTTATCTACATTCAATTATATCATTATTTTATTTTAATTGCAAGTAGTTGAAAGTTATGATAAACTTTAGTATGAAAGGAGTTGAATAAAATGTCAAATAACAGAGGTTTAAAAAACCGTGTAGCAATATCAAATGCTATTGATCGTGAAATTTATGAAAAATTAAAATCGTATTCTGATGATACTGGAATACCTATCAGCAAAATACTCGATAAAGCAATTTCATTGTATCTCAGTTCTGTTAAAGATAAGGCTTGATTTCTTTTAATTTTTCCCAGTCTATAGAGAATACCTGCCCTTGCCACACTTCATGGCTTGGGCGGCTTCCTATATGCGCCGATGTCAGCACTAAGCCATATCCCATTTCTTTCATTCTTGCCAACTGAATATCAGCGCACGCCTGTGCCACACCAGTTCTGACAGAACGTGCAACCGCTGTTTCAATCGTGTCTTTTCTACCAGATGGATATGTGACGGTAACACCATCACTCACAACGTTGTTAACTGCCTCTTTAATGGCTTGCGTATACCCAACTGCACCAGTCATCACATGGTTATATGCAAGGTCGCATTGTTCGATATATAGCCTCTGAGCGGCACTTGCGGTTGTCCGTGTGAAGTTCTTCCACTCGCCCATGGTCGCAAGCATATTTCGTTCCATGAGTCTTATCATTGTTGGTGACTGTTCAAGCGGCACAGGACTTAATCCTGCCGCCTTATATACCTTATCATCATACTCCATTGCAGTGATTCCGGCATCTTCAAACGCTTCAAGAAGCTCTTGTTGCTCACGTTTGGTGTATCTGGATAGTTCTGCCAGAATGTCTTCTAACAGTTCACCGGATTCCTGTAACGTTCTGATTCTCCACGCATCAGCATTGGTCAGAATATAGTCCTCGCCCCTGCCGATTCTTGCCATCATCCGTGATACGATCTCAGAGATGATATACTGGTGCAATTCTTCAGCAATTTGTTCACTGCCCTCTGTAATTTGTCGTAAATATTCAGGACTAAGTATAATATATCACCTCTTTCGATAAATGTTGTGGTACATGTTTTAAAAATATGCTACAATCAACCTATTAAGGAGGTGTCGCAAAATGTTTTTAAAACTGAAAATTTATTGCACTTGTAATTGCAACTATTACGTAAACGAGCAAATTAACACGGAAAAGGTAATTTGCCCAAACTGTGGTAAAGAACATCCGTCTTCATCACAAATTATATCTATGCTTCACATGGCTAAGTGCATTGATGATGGCAATGTCCCTGGCGTAAATACAGTAAGGACATTTGCTGTATCCAAGCGAGAAGATTCTGGCTGTTAATAATGTTATTGCAAAGTGGAGAGGAGTTTTAATCCTCTCCGCTTTTTTTACTTAATTCACTAAAACTCTCTTGTAATTGGCTTTGGAATTTCGCCTGTCAGATATGCGAGGTATTTTTTTCCCTTGTTACCGGCTTGTCTGCCATCTTTTTACTCCTCTCCGAATAGTGTTGGTTCCTTTGGCTCGGCTTCTTTGACCATTGCTTTCGCTTCTTCCTCAGTCATTCCTTCAAACTTTACAAAATACAACCATGCCGGAACCTTGCCAGTAGTTACATACTGCCACCACCTTGCACGGTCGTTTTCTCTAACATAGAGGATGTCTCCGAAATCATAATTGACTTCATAAGCTCCGACAGGTGCAAGTCCGTACAGGTCAGCGTAAACGTTCAGTGCGTAGATAACATCATCAAGGCAACTTTCCAGTTTGTCTCGAACATCTTTAATGAACTGCACCGTCCTCTGCTGTTCTGCTTCTACTCCTGTAGCCGTCTGAATGCCGCTAGATTCGTTAAAAACAAAGTATCCGTTAGAGAATCCAATCTTATATCCTAACTGGCTTAAAAGGGCATTTATGCCGCTTATACGAGTATCTGTGTTGAGTTGTGGATTGATTTCTTGATAGAATTCTTTCTCGTCCTGTCCGAATACATTCTTGACAAAGTGTGGTAAACTCATTTCTTTTCGTCTGTTATCCATGCCCTGTGGTGACATAGCTGATACAGGTGTACCGCTTGGCATCAGCAGTCTATCATCTGCCAGAACAATCTTCTGAGAATCGAAAATTTCTCCGGCATTTCGGCTGTATGCGATATCGAGGTCTTTCAGCTCTTCGATAGCTTCTGCAAATATCGGAAGCCCAAGCGGTGTGCTAATGTCTACATTATTCGCTTGTGGTGTCCGCAGCACTCCGTACAGAGGTCCGTCCAGCTTCTCGCCATTTGCTTTGAGAATTGGTGGCGTGTCTGCCATAAGGTCAGCCCATTTGGTCTGTTTAAGGTCGATTTTGTCACCGATTGACTGAGGAGATTTTGATACATAGGCTCTGTTTGAAACATAATACGGATAGGTCGTCACACCGTCCACGGTAGTCTCAATAAACCTGTGATATTCGAGCCTTGTGTAGTATTTCCGTCCAACCGTATAAGAGTCCTTGAATATAATCCCTTTGATTTCCTGATTGTCATAATCTACAATCATCACATCAGCCGGTGTAAATACGTCAAGGCTCTCACCGTTCGGCTTAATGAACACTGTTCCGTAAGCACATCCATATTCTGCCCAGTGACGAATCTGTAAATATACCTTATCAATCTGCTCCTGTAGCCATGCCGCCCTTGCAGAACCGTCAATCTGAATTCCGATCGCCAATGTTGCGAGTCTGGCAGTCTCGGAACACACGGATTTAGCAAAATTAATCGTCTTGATATTATTCTTATCATCTAGCCAGTATGGAACGCCTCGATATATGTTCGCACATTTATTAATCAGTGATTCCATCTCTGGAAATTCTGCTGCCTGGATGTTAAAGTCCTCTTCGGCTTGCTTTTTAAAAATCATGTTAAACCACCTTTTTAGCGTTGTTATAAGTCCCATTTAATCTACCTTTTAAAATCCATCCATCTTACAGAAGTATCTCGCACAATAATGTCTTCATATTCTACAACTTTTAAGATTTCGTTAATGTCAGATGATCCATATATTTTTAAACCGATGCTTAAGAATTTATTTATTTTATCTGAAAAGTACCTATCTAACATTTTAGTCACCTGTCGCTATCTTTTTTCCACACATCGGACAATAATTAAGGTCAAACGGTCTGGAAGTAATGCTCCCTTTTCGGTCTTTCATGTATATGTACAACATACAGCCGTATATATATTTATTCTTCTTGTATTCTGGATTATCATGGCATTCTTTCCAAGAAGCTAATTCATCGCAAAATTTACACATTATGCACTGTTCCCCCTTCTCATCGACAATGGACTTGTCGCATACCTAAGAGAATCTATCCAGTGATCGTTACCATCTGGATAATCTGCGATAACTTCTCCATTGCTATCTACTTCATGTTCATAATTAATAATTTCCTTGTATGCTCTAGGCGTTCGTGCCGGATCAATGACTAATGTTCGGCACTGTAACCACTCAAAAGTATATTTGCGGCTTCCCGGTGTGACAATAGCCCTACGTGCTGGAAGCCCTGCATCTCGGAAGTCAATAATACTTTCTTCTTCATCAACTCCGCAAGATATTGAATAATCATCATATCCTTTTTTCTTTATCTGGTTAGCCATTGCTGTATTTCGAATTTTACATCCGCCAAGCTCATCCAGCAGGATAACTTTGTCCTGATTAGGCACATAAGCCACACGAATAAACGCTTTGGGATCCGGGTACCATCCCCAGTCTTGCCCCTGATAGACACTTTGATATTTTTGAATTTCTTCGTCTGGAATCGTTCGGATTTCCAACAACTCAAAGATATTTGTACCGAGTCCGACAGGCAATCCAAGATATTCATGCTGATAGGCTCTTGGATTTGTCTTTTTAAGATGCTCCGCATCATCAAGGAATTGTTGACCAAGCCATTCAACAGGAACTGATCTGTAATCACTCTTATGTCTGTAGCTGTCGTCTCGTGGCTCTTCTACATACACATTCGCCCAGTTGCTCCGGCTAATTGGCGGATTGAATGTCTTAAATACAACAAACTTACTGCCGCCTCGAAGGACTGACTGCTGCACTGTACGAATTTCTTCAATTCCCGAAAATTCGTCAAGCTCCTCGAACCAGAGATACTTGAAATATCCTTTTTTTACTTTTATGGACTTTGTTTTCTTAGCTTTATCCAGTCCTCTGAATATGATCTTTTGTCCTGTTGGCTTATACACATATTGCATAGGACTTAAACTGTCAGCCCATAAATCACTTGCTCCAAGCGCATCAATTCCCCATGCGATCTGTTCATACACGGATTCTCTGAGCGTATTACCGACTTTCCGAAAGATTACAGCATTTGACATTAAGCCATTCTCTGCATCCTGCATCATCTGAAAAGGAATCATAACACCTACAAAAGATGATTTAGTAGATCCACGCCCACCATACAAATCATAATAGGTGTGTTTTCCGTCCATAATGTCCCAGAATACATTGTAAAAAGCCGGAGCTATAATTTCATTCAGATTAATCGGATTCTCATTCATTCTGCTTCTCCGGCCTTGGAATATTATTCACAATCGTAATCTTTCCATCTCCAGAATTATCATTTTTCTTGTCAGCATCCCATCCTTTAAAGTTGTTTCTCAGGCTAAACTGAGCGCCATTGGAACCATCACGATCAAACAGCCGTTCTTCTGCATACTGTTCTACTCTGGCTTTCGCGCGCGTAATCGTGTCAACAAATTTCGGCTTTGCCTGATAATTTAAAAGTGCCTGTCTGCTCGTAAATCCAAGAGCTAAGGCAAGTCCTGTAATAGTCGGAGGGTGAACATCTATGAAAATAGGAGATCCAAACTTGTTAAATACTTGTTTGCCTTTTTCATCGGTCAATAGATAACCTTTGCAATCTTCGAAATACTGTTCTATTTTGCTCTCGATCTCTTCAACGCTTGTGTACATTGGAGTCATTCCCACGTTCTCACCTCCAAACAAAAAATCTGCCACATATGGCACATAGTCATAGATATATACTATATTACCATACATGGCAGAAAAATTTGTCCCCACATTTTAATATTAATTGTAATATTATATTTCTCTTAGTTTCCTTAGCGTATCATAAAACATGGCCATTGCCTTTCGCTTGTATGCGTAGAAATCGTCTCGTTTTGCCGGTATGTATTTTGTTTTCATAATACGGTCATAGGATTTGTTTGTTACAATAGATTCGTACACCAGAAGTTCAATCCCTGGAGGGCAAGAGCTTATGCAGCAGTGTAAAATATCATGTCTCTGCTCCGGTGTAGCTTTCTGGCATATATCCTTTAAACGGTTAATGTCTTCTGGATATACGCCAAAATCAACAAGTGACTTTTGCCTGGTCCGCATATCATCACTCCTTTTTATTTCTATTTACGCTTGCCACCAAAATGTGTAATCAAGTAAATAGTGCCAAATGTAAATGCTATTCCAAATGTAAATGCTATTAAACTATCAATCATTCTTTTTTATTTCCTCTCTTACCATCTTCAACTTAAACTCTGAAACATTTGGATACGAGATCTCAAACTCTTCTTTTCCATCCATTTGATTCATGAACCATTCAAATACAGAGGCGATTGCCATATCGGTTACGTCTTTTTTTTCACCTACCCATAAACCTTTTTCTTCGTTTACATTTCCATAGTAGATGGTATTTGTAATAGGGCTAACACCCATTGCTTTGATAGTTTTACTTGCCATTCTGTATCTCCTTCAACTGTTTTACTGCTTTTCTATAATCCCTGTTCGCAGACCGGAACATCATCAAGAGTATTTCAGATACAGGCCTTGTCCGATTTCTTCGCTTTGCTTTTTTGATGCATGCAAGCTCATTTCCATCTGGCACATATATTCCTACGTAATGCGGAATTTCAAGGGATATCGCAGCATATACATCTGTCGGCATAACCAGATAGTTATAATCGCCAACAAAATTCAGCCCATGACCAGAATGAAAATCTTCAGCAGATGACTTGATTTCATAGCAATAACAATCGCCTTTTTCTATCCCGGACACGCTATTATTCACCGGCGCGAACCGCATATAATCCACCCTTACTGCATGATCTGTCGAATAATCGAATGTCACTTCTTTCGCCCAATAAATACGTGGATCATTTTGAGGATTTATTTTCTTTTCAAGCATGGCTGATAGTTTCGCTGTAATCTCAGGTCTTGTCATTTTTCATCTCCTCCAACTTCTTCTCGGCTTCTTCGCGGGTGAGAAATACTATTCTTCCAATATCTTCTAAACGGTAGCAACTTTCTCCCATATCTTCTTTGCCTATTGCGTCAAACCTTACAGCACGTTCATTTTTGTAACAGAGAAAATGAATTTCTGAAACAGTCATCGGAATAATCGGTTGCTTGGCTCCGGCATTCACTCTATAAACCGTGTCTCCAACCTTACACGGCAATCTCGCAAGCAAGCCCTGTTCTTCTAAGTCTTCATAATCGCAAAGTTTTCGCGCCGCTGAAATGTAATCGTGCTGTTTAACCCAAACATCTGATTCTCCGTCTGGTGCAATATCATATCTTTCTGTTAATCTCTCCATCTACTTCACCTCACAAAAATATATTCTTTTCTTCGCGCTTTTTCGCACATTCTTCGCAAACAAAAATTTCTTTTGGATATCTAAAACAGCTATCATTAAGTATCGGATAATCCGGTTCATACGCTGTGGTTTCCCATTTGCCACAAACATTACACTTTTTCACAGTTTCGTTTATATTCATTGCTATGCATCATTCGCCTCCTGTAATTTCATCAATACACTGGTTCCAGCCCTCTACAAAGCCAGCATCAAATGTATTGGATGGATAATCTCCATCGTCTTTCTCTGGCAAGTCCATAAGCGGACACCAATCTGGCTTAGTACTTACGTCCTTAATATCTTTGCAATTTATTTTGCAGAAAGAATGGAATGTACCAATATACATGCACGAATCGCATTTCCCTGGTGTATCAATCACTAATACTGATTTACTCATTTGATTCCTCCTTCTTGTTTGCGTTCTTTATATTTCACACAGCTTGTAACTTGAGCGCACATAGCAGAACTCCCTAAAAGAGTAATAACATTACACCTTGATTCATCTCCGTCCAAAAGATAATGATTCTCGCACTTTTCACAGTATCCATTCATATATGGATATTCAACTGACTTTTTATTTTCGTTCATTTGTTCCTCCTTTAATCGCATCAAGGCAATCATTCCAACCGATATCATAACTTGGTGACTCTCCAATTCTTGCAAAGTGAAAGCAACCCAACTTCTCTGGCAATGGATTCAACGGACACCAATCAGGTCTTGATTTACTTTCGCAATCATAATGTTCTTCTGTTATCAGAATTACATCACAATCTAAACAGTCAGCTAATTCACAATAACCCGCATATTCAAGATTGCCGCAGTATTCAGTTCCGAACGGACAATCATAACAATTTTCTGGCGTATCTATCACTAATACTGATTTACTCATCTGATTCCTTCACTCCTAAATCAAATAATGCAATCTGTGATCTAAGTTCTTCTAACCGTTTGCAAGCGTCATTGTAATAACATTCATTAATTTCATACCCTATATATTCAATTCCGTATTCTTCATAGGCAATCAATGAGCTTGCACTCCCCACATGCGTATCAAGCACCATCATTCCTTTCTGCAGATATTTCTGGCAAATCCACCTGTATAGATTTACTGGCTTCTGTGTCGGATGAATTCTCTTTTCATTTAATTTCTTATTTCCTTGTTGAACAGTTCATTCAGCAATTGATTTTCCTTGAAACATTCCTCTCCACATATAGCGAAAAATGTCAACCCTTCTTGTAAGACTGCAGTAAGCAACTTCTGCGTCTGATTGATCTGAACCATCATTGCATTTATCCCAGATTATCAAGCCACCTGCCATTGGGTAATCAAAGTAATTACATCCCCAGATAATCTGATTTTTTGATACTCTGAATAGCTGTTTAAAATACTCTCGATCTGGCGGTTTATTATCCCAACCATAATTCTTATAGCCGCCATCAGGAACATAAATGGAACTTCCATTTTTCTGCTTTACATATTTACTGCGATTCTTACCGCCATGTTCTTTGATTCCGTATGGTGGGTCTACAACTGCCACATCGAAGTAATTATCTGGAAAGTCCGGGAGAAAATTCATGCAGTCACCGCAAATAAATTCTCTTTGCATCAGTGTTCCTCTCATTCAACTCCACCCTCCTTCACAATTTCGATTGCTTTATCCAGTGCCAACTTGTCGCACATATCGCCATCCCAACAATCATTGAAATATTCGCAGAATCTGCATTGCTCATCTGTACAAGCTCCCTGTTCCTTTTCTTTGATGGATTCAATCTGTTCCACAACTTTATCTACATCAAAAGCTGTCGGCTGATTATCAATCAACATTTGTGCCGCATTTCTTGTGTCTTGTGCAAATTCACTTGCACCAACAAAAACTTCGTTAAAATCGATCTTATCTGCATCAATCAGTCTGCTCATTCAATCACAACCCTCTTTCTCATCAAAAGCCAAATCAACTCTGATCACATCCGTTCCTATTGCAGAAAGACAGCTTATTTCTAAGTCATAAAATGGTTTCAGCAGCTTCGAACCGGCATTGAATGTATCGTAATCTTCCCATCTTCTACCCGGATGGCATATCTGAATTTTATCTTCACTTTCAGGATCGCCGCCAATTGCTGATATTAAATCAATTAACTTCATTTACTCATCCTCCCACACTCCCAACAACCGCATTCTCTCATACAGTACAGCGACGGTCTTGCGTCTGTATCCATAGAAATCTTTCGGGTTCATCGGGATATATCTTTCTCTGCTGATTTTCCTGTAACTTTTCCGGTGCAAGATATTCTCAATAACCATATCCGCTATCACCGTGTTTTTCGGGCAAGCTGACAAGGCAGCACCGGTAAGCAGGTATCAATACTCTGCCGGGAAGTCTTTCAGCATCGTATTCAGTTTTTCAATGTCCTCTGCCGGAATACCGTAGTCTTTCAGTTTTTTGTTCCTTGTCAGCATACTGTTCTCCTTTCGTCAGCGGCTTTTTGTATTCTTCTACTTCTTTATCTTGAATAAACCTCTGACCGCACCAGTGGCACTGCTTAGTGCTGTACGGCATCTCTCCACAAATAGGACATTCTGGAATCATTCCGTAACCATCATTTATGATTGGGAGTTTTATCGGCTCTCGCTTTGAATAGATATTCCAGAGTTCTTTTCTGCGGTTTTCTTCGTCCTGTGCCTTTAACGCTTTGTACTTTCTTTCCTCTTCTTTGTCCCAGTAAATGACACAGGCTTTGTCTTCTGGTGAAATGTCTTTGGTGTACGGCTGTGTCGTGCAATGATAGCCTGTTTCGCCCTTCCTTTTTCTTGACTGACATCTCACACAACCACCACATTTTTTATCCAACAATTCTTCTGGATAAATGCTTGTGCTGGAACGTCTTGCTCTTTCTGGCATTCCATCACTGAATTTAATTTCGCTCATTTTTCATCCTCACTTTCCACATGTAAGCAACTGGCACGCTATTGTGCAGTCCTCCATGATTTCAATACTCGATAAAATCAGATAATTCCATCTGACCAACTACGTTGTTGTCTTGCATCCACCATAGATAAACTTCTTCGCCGCAACTCCACTTCGTATCTTTTCCACGCCGCTTGCGTTCCTCAATCATTCTGTCAAAAGAATGTATGTAGGCTTGCTTGTACTTTGGAAAATCGTACATTTCCTTTTCCCTCTGTTTCTTTGATGCAAGTGGACAACCTAGACAGCCTAACCTGTTATATCCGCATTGATACAGTTCGCATACTTGAATGTTTTTCTCGCCAATGAACTGCCAGATATTCTGATCTGTCCAGTCAATTATTGGATTGACTACTGTTTTAGATTTCATCTGGCAATTTTCAAACAACCTTCGAGTATCACAATTATCGGTGATAAGCATTTTTTCGTCAGAAACGCCAATACTTTTACTTGCTGTCTGCCCTAATACTTCAAATGGGCTTCTATTACTTCTCTTGCTACTTTCAGACCATCTAACGCCTGTTGCAATCATTCTGTTAGGATTCCCACCTTCTTTCAATTCTGAACAGCAATACCGAACAATTCTGGTAGGTGGCATTAGTTTTCTTGGAATAAGATTCCACATTGTAAGACGGTTTCCGTTTTCCTGCACATGATAATCAATCTCGCATTTGATGCCTTTGTCCGTCAATT